GCAGAAAAAGCAATCTGATTCACTTTGGGGTCAGATGCAGCGTATCAAAGACCAAATGGACTTGATGTTTAATGAGATTGGCCAATCGAATCAAAGCTCTATTTCTTGGGCGTTGCAAACTATTCGCGGCCTGATTAAACAGTGGCGAGATTTAGCTCCATATATTAAAGCTGCCGCTACCGCACTTGGTACTTATATAGTTATAGGAAAAGGTATCCCTATGCTTGTTAACTTTGTAAAAGCGGCTATTTCAGCTTTCACAAATCTTAGGGCGGCAATTACTACAGCTACCACCGCTCAACAGGGTTTAAATGCTGCTACCGCTGTAAATCCGTGGGGCGCTTTAGCTGCGATTCTTGCTTCTGTAGCAATGTACTTCTACGACGTATCTCATGCGATGGATGCCTTTACGGAAGAGATGAATCGTATCAACACTGAGGGCATAACCAAGATTTATAAGATGTCTCATCAGTTTGAAGACCTTGCCGAAAAAGCAACTAATTACACTTTAAGTTTTGAAGAGCGTAGCAAAGCTCTTGAAGACATCAAGCGTATCTATGGTGAAATTCTTCCCAAAGAAGAACTCGAACTCGAGAACCTCGAAGCAGGGAAGAAGAAGTGGGGCGAAATGATAGAAGCTATCAAGGCTTACGAACTTGAGCGTATACAACAACTCCAACGCGAGGCCGTAAACGCAGAATATCAAAAACAGATTGATGAAGTAAAAGCTTCATTAATGGGTGTTTCTGAAGGATTTCTAAAGATGAATAAAGGTATTCAAGATACAGAGCAAGGTGTAAAAAACACCATTGGCCGTATCATGAATAGTATTGAAGCGGAAGTTCTTGCAGGTAACATCAAGATAGAGGATGCTCAAGCTGAGTTTGAAGAAAGGTTTAAAAAATACTATAACCTTAACGAAGTTCTCTATCCTGACGAGAAGCACTACCAAAACACAACGCTCAAGAATATGGCAAAATTTGCTGTAAACGCGGTTCAAATATGGCGCGATGATTACGGCGAAAATCTAAAGAAGGTAACTCGCGATATAAATAGAGAGGTAGAACGTGTATTCTCAAATCCCGCAAACTTTTTTAAAGGACAGCTTACTCAGTTTGGCGGCGTTATTACAGAATCAACTGAGAGGTACTTTAAAACACTCAAAGACAATGCTTCTGATATAGCCGAAGTATACGGCGACCTTAGCGAGCAAGTAATTACCGCTGACACACAAGAGGCTTACAATCTCCAAAAGAACGCCCAACAATACGAAGACTCTTTCAAGAAAAAAGAAGACGCTGTAAACAGCTATATAAATACTGTTACAACCCTCTACAACCTGAATAAGTCAGGCGACCTCTACGGAGATTATAAAGATGGATACTCTCAAATTGGTTACGCTGCGATGTATCAAGGCGATGATAGCTTGCAAAAACAACTCTCTGCTCTTAATCAAATCAGGCAAGCCTATGGTCTTGCTGAAATCAAGATAGAAGACGTTACTAACGCTATCAAGAATAACGTCGCAATGCAAGAGCATTTTCAGAGTATTTCAACCTCTACGCTACAAGCCTACATTAATAGCTTAGGCGATGCTGCTAAGAAGAATGAATACCTAAACGGATTGCTCGCAAAGTACAATCGAGAAGTTGCCAAGATGGCGGGTACGCCCGTTCAGACTAATGTACAGGAGGTTATTACCGCCGTTGCTGATTCACTAAACCTTGACATCTCTCTATTCGATAAACTCAAGGTCGACGCTTCTGATACCTTCGATACTGTTCGTAAGAAAGTAAAAGGCCTTATCGACGCTAATCAGGAGATAATCGACCAATGGGATGAGATTTCTTCTCACTTCGTAGCTCTCGACCCTGAAAAACAAGCTGAATCAGTTACGGGATATACCAAAGAAGAAATATCGCAATTAAAGGTGTTTCTTCAAGCGCTCAAGGCTGTTTTCTCGGGTATCGGCGGTACTGAAAAAAAGAAAAAGACAGGCGGCAAAGGTAAAGACGAGATTGCTGAACTTTGGAAGAACCGCCTCCAAGCAATTCAGGATTACTATAAGCGCTATGATGAATTGCGCAAGAAATACGACGAAACCGAGGCTCTTGATAAAGCTAAGAAAGCTTATCAATCCTACTTCAATGAGCTAAAACTCAACATTGACGATATTTCTGCTCGCGGCATGGATAAAGCCGGAGCAAAAGCTAACGTTGATGCACTCACTGAACAAGTCAAGAATATTCGTCCTAAACTCGTTAAGGAGTTTGAAAAGGTTTCAGGCGACTTTGAAATGCAAATCGGAGTTGACGTTCAAACCAAAGGACTTGAAGATTTAGACAAGTATATCGAATCCGTATTCGATAACTACGAACTCTCTAAGACCTTTAAAGACCTCGGGCTGAACATCGACCTGACATACATGGTCGGTGGCAAGCCTACTACTCTTGACGATGTTATTGCCGCTGTTCAAAACGCCCATGGTGAGTTTGACAAACTTGGTACGGAGGGCGAGAAAAAGGAGAAGGAGTTCTTAAAGAAAATCACCGACATGGAGCAAAAAGAGCTTCAGGAGCGTATTAAGAACTACGCCAAGTATCTCACTAAATCCTACGGTGAACGCGGTCAGTACGAAATCGAAATGTACACCAAGATTGCTCGTATGCGCGAAGATTTCGAGAAGTCGATGGTGGACGACCCTGCTAATGCGGATAAGTACAAACAACAGCTATCTAACGCGATGGATTCCATTCAGAAGGAAATGAAGACGAAGTTGGCTGAGTTTGACTTTAAGGATATGATGGGTTCTTCGATGTTCGCTGATATATTCCAAGACCTTAGCAACGTATCGAACAAAGTAATCGACAAGATGCTTGAGCGAGTTAAGGAGATGCGAAAGAATACCGAAGGGCTGAATATCTCTCAAATCAGACAACTCGCTCAATACGAAGAAAAGCTCCAAAACGCCAAATTCGACAACGGTAGCATCAAGGATATGATTAAAGCCTTAAAAGAGGCTTGGGAATGGCGCAAAAAGTTAGGTAGCGGAGAAGATATTCAATTAGGGCTTTTCAGCGCAGAGGACGACCTTAAAAACGCCGAGAAGTATATGGAAGACCTTCGCATTGTACAAGACATCGACGCAAAAACCTACGATATTGATAAGAATAAAAATAATCTTACAGAAGGTCAACTCTTGCTTCTCGACCAACAGAAGAAGGCTATGGCAGGAGGTAAGGACTTTATCCAAGAAGAGATTGACGCTACCAAGGATAATATTGTTGTTCTCGAAGATAAGGTTAAGACGTACAAGAAAGCAGAAGGCTCACAAGAAGCCGCCGAAGCCGCAGCAAATAAAATGGCAAATACGCTAAAAAAACTCGGCGAGGTCGGCAATGCTTCAATTGATGCCATATCAGCCGGTATTAAACTCTTTGGAGGTGATGTAGACGATTCCGACGAGGCATGGATGGCGTTTGCTCAACAAGTAATCTCTTCTTGCGTTACACTCGCTATTATGTTTACAGCTCTTGGAGTTGTAATCACGTCAACTATGGGTATCATAGGTTTGATTGCCGAGGCTCTTGCTCTTGTAACGGGATTGTTTAAGGCTCTTCTTGGCGCACATGATGCAAAACTTACTAAGCAGATTAAGAACCTTCAAAACGCCGTAGACGACCTGTCTGACGCTTACGACCGATTAGAGAAGGCTCGTGATAAAGCGCTATCAACAGAAAGCTACAATACCGACTACGAGATGATGGAGCGAAACATCAATCAGCAGATTCGATATTACAATCAAATGATAGCCCTTGAGGAGGAAAAGAAGGATGCTGACGAAGACAAAATTCGCGACTACCAAAGCTCTATCGAAGACTTAAAGGAAGAACTCGAAGAACTTCAAGAAACTCGTATTACCGACTTTGGTGGCTTTGGCGAATCCAACTACGAGGATATTGCCGAAGATTTCGTTTCAACTTGGCTTGACGCTTTTAAGGAAACGGGCGATGGCTTAGATGAGCTAAACGACAAATGGCAGGAATATATGGAGAATCTATTCCTAAAACAGGCTGCTTATAAAAAAGCTGCTACGCTCTATTCAAGAGCTATGTCAATTATCGACAATGCAATTGATTCAGGTAAGAGCGGCTTTGACCTCGAAGCAGCAGTTGAACAAGCTCGCACCGCAGCCGCCAATGCAAGCGAAGAGTTGAATGAATATCTGAAAACCTTAGCCGGTGTATTCGGCATTACTCAGGAAGGTGAGAATACCCTCTCAGAGCTTCAACAAGGTATTGAGAATATCACTGAACCTCAAGCCGCCGCCATCGAAGCCTATCTGAACTCCATTAGATTCTACGTTGCTTCGCAAGATACCAAACTAAACGAATTAGTTACGATTATACGCGAGCAATACTCTTCGGGTAGCAATCCTATCCTGACGGTAGTCAAGGAGATTAGAGATAGCTTAAATCAGCTCACGCAGCGATTCTTAGCAGTGACTAAGAATACCGTGACAGGATGGAAGCTACAAGTGCAATAATTCTGTTGTTTTTCTTCATATCTACACAAAGAAAGGGAGGCTTTCACAAGTCTCCCTTTCCTCCTTATATTCATCACATCAGTTTATAACACGGATTTTTTATGCTTACATTTAAGTGCCTTCTTTATCAAAAAGTTTTAAGTAATCAGCAAGAAAACCTTTTTCGTATTTTAGAGAGTGCCTTATTATCATGTTACCACGAGCAACAGTTCTACTATTAAGCCCAAAGTATTTAGCCAAATGATTTAGCGAAATGCCACACTCACTATGGAGATAGTAAATAATGACTTTTCGTGCTAATGATTCCTTCTTGCGGAAGCATTTATTCAGCACCGCTTGCGGTGATACCTTGTAGTGCTGACAAACGTTGAGAACTACTTGAGCTACTTCGTTTATCATTTGTTGTTGCGCGTTCTAACGATAATAAAGATAATAAAGGCAATAGCAAGCACTACGAACGCACCCATGGCAATACCACCAAGCTCAATCTTAAAAGATTGCCACTTTGTTAAACTACGTTCTACTGGGTAAGGAACTTGGATGCTATCTCTAAGTTCGATATATTGGGTGTCGCAGCGCTCTTTAATCTTATAAAGATACCTAAACTTCTCTACATATGTTGTATCTCCCTTTTCGTGAATGAATACTGAATCGCGAAGGATAAGCGAGTCAACAGAAACTTTGTTGAGATAAATACTATCGGTACGAATAGATTCAACGGGAATATATCGTGTACTCTGACAGCCTGTAAGAGCCATCAGAGCGCACAATATAGTGAATATGTAGGAAGCTATGGATTTCATTATTCTTCGTCGTAGTTGGGAAGTTTAGCCGCTTCGTCGACTAACTGAGCAAGAGCCTTATCCTCGTTTTCAGCCTTAATATTTGCTTTGACATCTTCTTCGGTTTCTTCGGAAGGTTCAGCAGAGTCAATCATGGCTTCTGCTGCGTCGTTGAATCTACGGAGAATATCGGTAGCTGTATATACAAGGGTTTGCTCGTTAAGTGAAGCGAAGATGGGAGCTTGGAAGACATAGAGAATAGCGTTGGTAAGAGCGCTAACTAATTTCTGTGCCTCTTCTTCTTTGGGAGCGTAATCGCGGTAATAGAACAGAGTCTCGCACATCTTACAAACTCGCTCCATTCGCCACGAAACAAGCGTTTGAAGACCACCCTTAGCAGTAAAGAGAAAACCCTTAGCACAACGCTGAATCTTAGTCTCGCCAAAGTCAATCTCATCAGTAACTGACTTAGTAGTTACCTCGACTTCAACTGCTTCGACAGCCTCTTGTTGGCGAAGTTTCTCTAAGGATTTGAGCAACTTTTTAGCAAAAGCAGCATCGTTGCTATTTGAGATGATTTGACTTTCTACCTCTTTTAGTTGGTCTTTGAGTGTAGGCTGCTGTTTCTTTGTTTTCTTCTGTGCCATCTTCTTGGGCTTTTTCAAACATTTGTTTATACTTCAATTCGTCGTTGAGTGTCTGCTTGGCGTAAGCCATAGAAACCGACAAAACCATCTGACGAACCTTCTTACGGTCGGAGCGAATCTGCTCCGCTGTCTTACCACTATTATTCAGAAGCAAACTAACTTCCGCTTCATTATTGAGATGTTTCTTTAAAAACTTGATAGTATCTTCATCGGAAGTTAACCTCGGAAGGAAGCGACGCTCTAAGAACTCATAGGGATAAATCTCTTCGATTTCAAGAATCTGTGCTAATGCGCCAAAATCCTTTTTGATTACGGCTTTGCCTTCGTCATTCTGCTCTAACAGGACGTAATTCTTAATACCGTTGAGTTTTCTAACCAAACCAATAGCCTTTACCCAAACGATATTGGCCGATTGATTCAGAGCGTCAGGAAGGCAAACCAATCCTGCTGCCTCTAACGCTTCTTGTCGGGTAATATCGAGTGCTGATAGTGCCATTGTTATTTCTTAGTTACGTTATAACCACGACGTTTAAGTTCCCTGATTAGAGATTCTGAATCGTGTTCAGCCGGAACGTAATCATCATCTTCTTCTTCTTCGTATTCTTCCTCAAAGTCGTCGTTGAGCAGGTGGTCAAAGTCGGGGTGGTAGATTTGGAAACCAAGCTCGTCAAGAGCATCAAGAATTTCAACAACGTGGATAAGTACCTTGTGTTTGCCGTTAACAAACTCAAGTACAGTATCGAGAACGTTATAGTCTTCATCGTCCTCTTCGTCGGTCTTGAACCACATCAGGAAGTCTTCGAAGTGATTTTGACCGCGAGGAACGTTAAAGGCAATTTCATCAACATTGTCGATGATGTCCTGACCCAAAAGGTAGAAACGAATATTTTTGAGAGCGGACTTTGTGTAGCCCACTTCTTTCAGGTGTTGTTTGATTTCTTCAATCGTTTTCATATAGAGATTTGAATTATTGTTCAAGTGCGATGTCGCCCGACCTATCTTCAAGTCTGAACTTATAGCCAGCTTCGGTAAGCAGGTAGAAGATTTTATCAGCGTTGCTAATCTGCGAGGTGGTAAATGCACGTCCGCAAATGTTGGTAAACTTATACTTCATCTGCCGGTACTTCGTTCCCTTATAGAGATGTTCTTCTCCCTTTGTGGGAGCTTCGGTAAGCAGAAGTGTAACGTATAGATTGCGGAATGTATCGTGATATTCAATCACCTGACCTGCGATATAATCGTAAAAGTCAAGCGAGTTTTTAAGAGCATCGTCACCCTTAAAAAGAACCGTCAAGGTACAATCGGTTGTTTCGTGAACTAATAGGTCTGAGGAAGGTACGTATAATCTTGCTTTTTCCGACTCTGCGAAAGTCTCGGTATAGACGTTCTTAATCTTACCGAACTCCGTAATATTAGTCATGGAAGCGTATAAGCAGTTGTATAAGCTTTCGAAGTCAATAGCATTGAACTCCCTATCCCCTTGAGGATACTTTTGAATATAGAAGCTATAACCGTTACTCATAATGATTATCTTCTTTAATTATACCCTTGAAAGAATCAGGGTTGCTAATAGTGGAGTTATATAGATACACAACGCACTTACCATTGCCGGTTATCTTCACGTTAGAGTTAGCGATATGAAGTTCACAAATTCTATCGGAATGAATCTCTCCGTTACACTCTAAGATAAGAGCTGCGGTGGAAGAAACCGTAACATTGTCGCTCTTGCAATACAGGGTGGTGGTGTAGGCGTTACCATGGTGAATATATCTACCGTTAATAAATGGCGCAAAGGTGGAATAAATGTAATCCACGGTAAGCCCCCACCCTTTAGCGACGGATTCTGCGATGTAAGAGATACCGTTGCTATCCAAAGCAATATCAAGCATTTGCTTCTTAGAAGCAGCCTTATCTACCTTAGCAGAATACTCGCTACAAAGCCCTAATTGTTTGGCGTTATGTATGAATTTATCGAGTTCATCGTCCATGCCGCAAATATAGTAAAATATTTGCTTAATGCAAAATTTTTGCATAAAAAAATCTGCGCCATTTTCACAAACAGCGCAGTTAAACTATAATCTAAACCAAGTTTCATTAATGGCTAATTAACATCGTATTTACCATAGCACTTATAGGCGGCAAGGAAAATGCCTATAAAAAGTGCAATTGCCGCGTAGGGGGCTACCAAGGAGATTAACCATGTTAGCAGGTAGACTACAGAAACAAATGCGGTTATTACCGACCACACTACGAGGCTCATAAGCAATACTACAATGAATTTTTTCATGACAAACATTATTTATATACATCCTCTGATGTATGCGAATTTGCGTTAATATCACCACCTGTCATGATGGTTTGGTAATCATTCTTCTCTTGGTAACTACGGCAATAATAGCCTTCGATTACCTTTTGAAGATTATTAGCTTTCAGTAGCCAATCAGGAGAGGTTTTGAACTGATTAGAGCTACCATTAAGGAACGGAGTAGCAGCAACAATTTTGAACGCCTTATAAAGGCTATCCACCGTCAGTCCAACTTCACTTAGGCAATTGCGTAAAGCCTTCTTACGCTTAGGAGTCCATCGTGTTAACTGTGGTAATTCGGGGTTGATTTGCTGCCATTGTTGGGAAATAGCCTCGTAATCGTATTGATTGCGTGTAGGCTTATCACCAACAATTTCACGCTTATTATCGTCGCTGTTATAGCTATCCTTAAACAGGAGAGCTGCGACCATTTGGTTGCCATCTTCGTCGATAGAAACCTCTAACGCTCCCTTCTTATAGAGAGTATTCAGGAGTTTTTTGCTTTCAGCTTGCGGTATATTCATAGCTGTGGCTAAGGTGTTAACCGACATCTTTACACCGCTTGGTTCTGAGGTAGCACTATCAATCGTAAGCAACGCTATCTTTTCAGACCATGTTAGTTCTGTGGAACTCCATAGAGAGATAGGACAGCACACGAACTTTGGTTGGATTTTCATTTTGCGGGATAATTATTAATTACCATAGGCATAAGCAGGATGCACTTCTTTGGTTCTGACTCTTCGACAAGCAACATTGGATGAGCTGAATCGGAGAACGTCAGGATTGCTTTTTCGCCACGATAAACACTGAGGCAATCAAGCAACATTGAAGCGTTGAAACCGATAGCTAATGTGCTATCGCATTCTGCGGTGATTGTTTCGTCGAGTTGTCGCCCCTTCTCGTAGAAGTCAGCCGAAAGGCCAATCTCATCGAAGGTCAAGGTAATTTTCATTAGCTGTGTTGCCTCATTAGAGAACATTAGACAGCGTTTGATTGAATCAACCAACTCTCCCTTATTAACAACACATTTAATCGTATTGTTCTTAGGGATGATGCGCTGATACGGGGGGAATTTACCCTTTGGAAGTTGCGTATAGATAATCGTATCTCCTGTACGATAAGAAGCCCATGAGCTGTTAACTTCAATCTCAACTTCCTCGACCGTTGAGCAAGCTTTTAGAATCATCGAGGTAGCTGCGGTAGAAAAGTACCACTCACACTCTAAATCGCCCGTATTAACGGCTATTTCGTTCGCTATAAGCTTGCGAGTGTCCGTAGCAGCATAACTGAACACTCCACCCTTTACAGAGGCGTAGACGTGCTTCATGTGCGGTCTAAGGTCGTCTGTACAAACAAAACTCTTAGACTCTTCGATTGCTTTGATAATTGCCTTAGCCGGGAGATTGAACTTGATTGAGTCTTCTACCTTGGTGTTATCGGGGTATTCTTTGGCATCTTGAACAGCTAATCGAGCTGTGCCCTTAGCGTGAGTCAGCGTAAGTTGAGAATCGCCAACTTCAATGGTAATCAGGTCGTCGTGAAGCGATTTGAGTAAGTCTGCAAAAGCCTTACCATTAACAAGGAACTCACCATCAAGGTCGATACTATCGGCTAAGACGTACTTACGGATGGTATTTTCAACGTCAGAGGCTTGAAGGCGAATGCGATTACCTTTAGTGACGAATTTGACGCATTGAAGGATTGGGAGCGCTTTATTGCGTCCGATTACGGGGGTTAAGTCCGACAAAGCATCTGCAAGCAGTTTTCTATTTATTTGAATCTTCATTGGTAATTTCAATAATGTGATTATCTGTGATAACGTGGGTTTTGTCTTCGGCGGCTACTACATAATATTCTTCGCCCATCGACTCTCCAAGCAGGAGAACGCGACCTGTGTAGATGTCGCCATATTTACGAAAACGGATAATGTCATTCTCTTTGGGAAGAACTTGAATTTTTCTTTTCTTCATCTTTTTGGATGATTTGGATGTCTAATCCTAATTCATCGTATAGGCGTTGAATAGTGCCTATGCGAGTATTTGTATTTTGGCCTCGAATGATATAGATAATGTTCCGTAGCGAAAGGCCGGTACGTCGGGATAATTCATTCATACTTATGCCGACCTCTCGAAAGCGTTGTATAAATGCTTCGATTAGTCGGTCGTTCATTGATTTTTTAAGTTCTTCCATATTTAGAATTTTATTTTCTGAACATACTCCGCTTCACCGTGGTAGCCTCGTCGAGTAAGTTCCGCAAACAACTCTCGTGGTTGGTAATTAGCTAACGCTCCTTGAGCTGCTTTAAGTTGCTCTTCCTTCTGCTTCTCCTTTTCTATCTTTTTTTCGTAGGAGATTCTTGAGAGTTTCTTTTGGCACTCCTTGCAGTAGCTTTGATAGCCATCTTCTCTTGAGCGACAGATTGAGAAGGAAGTTAGCGGAAGGTCTCGACCGCACTTGTTACAGTGCCTTGTTTGTTCTCGTGGCTCATTGGCCTTTTCTCTGTCTCGCTGCTCTATTAGAGCTTTGGCAAAACGGTCGGCTCGATAGGCCTCGGTTTGAATAATAGCTTCCATCGTTTGAACGGTTTTAGATTTACAATACAAAGTTATTATTTTATTTGCGTATATGCAAATATTTTAGGCTTTATTTTTAAGATTCAGCAAACAAAACTTTTAGGTTAAAGATTACGCCTCTTAATCGGACAGGAGTAAACTCCAAGCCGGTAGCTGTCTTAGCCCCTAAGAAGTTAAGTTTGTCGCAAATGGGTTGTAGGTTAGTCTTACGTGTTACCGCCCCGTGGTCGGCTTCATATGACCTAATAAAGCGATATAAGAACTGATTGTTCTTATTGGCACGAGCGTTATCCTGCTTGCGCTTATTGGAAGCAGCACGAGCCTTGTCTAAGCCCTCTGAAGTCCACTTGTCGTTACCAAGTTTTGTAATCACACGGCCTTTGTTCTTGCCCTTTTGAGTGACGTGGGAGTTGCCATCTTCGAGTTCCTTCTTGATGGTTTCAAGTTTTGAAACAACACGTTGCTGAATCATTTCCTTCTCGACCTGAGCGGAGAATGAGAACGCAAACAGAATCATTTCGTCGATAGCACGAATGTTAGAGCAATCAAGGTCGATATTCATCTTGACAATGATTAAGCGGAGCTTGCGAGGTTTGAGTTCATCGTTAACCAACTTGTTAACGTCGGAGATTGAACGACCAAGACGAGAGATTTCTGAAACAATCAGAATGTCACCTTCGCTCATTTCGTTGAGCAATTTAGCTAAGTTTCTTTCCTTATAGGAAACACCGCCGGACACGCCCTCATCAGTTACTGTCTTATAAACTGATAGGCCTTTGTTAGCGAGATATTGTCTAACCGTGTTCTGTTGCTGAACAAGGTCTTGCGAGTTGGTACTAACTCGACTGTACTCGAATACTTTCATCTTTTGAACATTTTTGAATTAAGGAGGCGGTCAACTCATTGAAGACCGCCTATTGACAAACCTAAAACCTAATTAAAACACGAATATGGCAGTTATTATCTTTCGTTCCCTCTTTCGTCGTAGATTTCTCTTGCTCGCTTGATAAGCAACTCACGTTCCTCTTCTTCGAGGTTTTGGTAGAAGTTCATTGTTTTATCGCGAGAGTTATTATAGTACCATTGACTATATATCTGCGTACCTAACGCTTGCCCGTAGATTCGGATAGCTTCTTCCAAATTCCAACGGAAAAGCATATAATACATGAATTGAGAAACAGTGTTCATTTGCTATTTGGATTGAGATTAAACTTCGCAAAATTGTTGTCTTCACTTTTCATAATCTAATTAATTCCCATCCCAAGCAGGGCTAGAACTTGCTGCGATAGCTCGTAGCGGTTAGCACCAACCTTATAAAGGTTATTCTTAGTATGAAAAGTATAATTTTCGCCCGAATTAGCAAAAGCTAAAGCAGCATCACGTCGATATATTTGGGTAACATTCTTAATTCTAAGAAAAAATCCCAAATTTTCGCCAAATAACGTAATAAAAAAAGCCTTTTGAATACTAACATTTAACCTCTTAGCGATGGTTTTGAACGACAATCCATTATCAATAAACTCACGGCCATAACCACGATTACGGCAAGTGCGACGAGCAGCCTTAACGTCGGCAAGGCAATGCCCGTTATACGCAGTTTCGATAACCTGTTTAGCGTAGAGTTTTTGAAGGATAATCAGCACAATAGCCAATGCTTCGAGCGAGTATTCAATTTGCTTTACGGTCGAATAGTCAACTAAGTCGTCGAGAAAGATATTTCGACGGTCGTGTCTACCTTTAAGCGATTTAAAGGATAGAGTATGGTTATTACCAACAATCTCCACCAATTTCATCTTATGGAGGATGTTGATATACTTCTTACACGTAGTAGCGTGAAGGCCAGTAATATCGTGGAGTTTGTTGATGGTAAAATGCTTAATGCCGGCAGAATTAAGGTTCTTTAGACAGAACAAGTGCATTGACAATGCTCGAAGTTTATCAGCATCGACAATACACTCGTAGAACAATATTCTTTTAATCCTTGCCATTAATTGAAGCATAAAAAAGAAACCGTATTGCTAAGGGATGGTAAAGCAACACAGTTTCTTTTAAGAATATGGGAAATTTTCCCGAAGGAAATTCAAGGAAAACTCAAAATTTTAGTTTTGTACCAATCTACCATCCCTTTGATACACCACAAAATTACAAAATCTAATTTGTAAAGTCAAGGGTTTACTAAAGTTTTTCTCCCTTTTTAACTTTACTTAACGCTTTCTGTAAACTTTTGCCCCAATAAGCAGGGTTAGGGTCTCCGTTTTCGCGTAGAGTAAATGCTTCAACGTAGATTTCCTTATCTCCGAAGACGCGATACTCTTTTGCTTCTCTAAGGGTGTCAAACTCTGCTTCGATTATAAACTTCGCAGGGTTGAATGTATGTTCAGGGTCATAGCACACAGCGTAGAGCACCTGAACTTTCGTACCATTGATTGTAGTTTCCATATTGATTAGTGTTTGGTGTTTAGAGAGCGGTTAGAACCGCCCATGTTATTTCTCCAACGTCTCGCAGATAGCAACGCGATGTCCTGCTCGAATCAACTTTGGCAGGATTGAATCAAGGTTGCTATATTGGAACTTGAAGGATTCACATGGATTAGCAAAGCCAATACCATCAATTTCTGCTACGATTTCAGCGTCTTTGTCATATGCTACGTAGTTGTCGCCCTCGCGCATCAGGCAAAGGACATCACCATGTTTAGCTTTGAGTGCTCTGATTTGTTCTCTCGGTGTCATATCAATGAGTTTAGGGGTTAAGTGGTAGGCGGTATCAACCGCCCATGTTTAATGCCATATCTCGTAGTGAGCGTGGCGAAGATTGGACAACTCTGAGTAGCGCATCTCCTGAAACCGATAGGGGAGTTCCTGATAGATAACTTCAAGTTTCTCGATAAGGTCGGCACAAACGTCGCGTTGCTTATCACGTGCTTCTCTCCAATATAAAGCGCAATCAAAGTCGTTATCTTCAAGGCAATTTAGTAAGTAGGAGTTGTAAAGTTCCCACTCTTCGATTTGCCCAGTAACGTATTTATACGCCAAATCGAATCCTTTCAAAGCAATAACAGCGTCGCGTTGACGCTCGTCTGACATATCCTGAATGGCAAGATATTCAGTTATGGTACAAGTACTCATAATCAGTTAGGTTTTAGTTAGGAGGCGGTCTTACCGACCGCCCTGTTAAACCAATTAAAACAACAAATATGTTGCAAAATAAAAGCAACTATCTAATAGGTAGCGGTTTATGTGCAACAAAACCGCCAATGCTTTAAGGTTTACTCCGTGGCGAAGTTCTCAACGTATTCAACCATTACGTCGTAAACTTCTTTTGGGATGCTTCCTTCGCTATCACTAAGCCAATCAATAATGATTATTAGGTTACGAAGTTCGTCGAGATGGGTATCATCATCAAAGATGCCACGATTGATTGCGTCAGCTTCGCAGAGTGAGTAATGTTTCTCAAGGAGAGCCATTACGTTGTCAATTTCTTCGTAGGTGTCGCGACCATTAATTGTTACTACGACGCTTACTGATTTAGTATCAGCAACCATAGCTAACTTGTCGTAAGTTGTTCTTTTCATATTTGTTTTATGTTTTGGGTTAATTAGAGAGCGGTAGAACCGCTCTTTTGTGTCAGATGAAGTAGTAACTATCATTGACCTTTTTAGCGCCTCTAAGCGCTTCTATTAGCGTTGGATAGGATGTTGTTGAATCCCTATCATACTTACCTAACACACTGTCGTAAGTAGAGATGGCAAATCGACCATTTTCTAACTTGAAGACATGAACTTCAAAATCAGTATCATTGTCTAAACGTTTTAAGAGTTTTGCTTTCATAACTATTGGTTTTGGTTAGGAGGCGGTCGCTAAGACCGCCCATGTTTAATCGAACTCGTTTTCTTCTTCAATTGAGTTGTAGCAATGAAATTCGCATTTAGGGAACTTAGCTCTTAACTCTTCCATGACTTCCGAAAGATTGCCGTAGGGAGTCAGAGTGTCGATTGTTACCTTGCTTGGCTCAGCTGTGACCATTTCTATTTCTTTGCTATAGCCAATAATTTCAGCCCAACCATGACGATTAGCGCTGTTATCATCGCAGTTCATATAGCGCAATGCCCTTGCCAAAGAGGTGCATTGTGCTTCTTCGCTTTTCTTCTTTTCCGAGTAAGATAGCGCACAAGCCAGATAGATAACTTTCAGGCTCATTGCATCGCCGGTAACGTCGATGTACTTGATAATGTTGTTTGCCATAATTGTTTTTTATTAGTGGTTTAGTAGGCGGTAGAACCGCCCGTAGTTAGCAGATATACGTTTGCTGCCAATCTTCACATTCAGGAGATAGTGTTGATAAGCGTAGGCTCAATGGATTGCAACCGCAAGGGCTGAATAAGTGATAGCCATTTTCTTCGTCGCGATAACCGCTCTTACAATCGGAAGCCCATGCTGTCAAGCAATGAGCAATAGCTTCAATAGAGACCTTATAGCCTTTGCGTTGGAAGTGGGATTGAATCTTACGGAAGAGTGCTTCGTTAAGTGTTATGTTCGTCGGGAAGACGTGCTTAGAATACTCGCACTCATTATAAGGTATTTTATCCATATCTTTTAAGTTTATTGGTTATTAGGAGGCGGTATCAAACCGCCCTTAGCTTAGAGCTTGCTATAATATTTTAGCAACTCGTAGCAGATTGTGTAGTCGTTGCGATAGCGAATCCAATCATCTTTATAAGTGAGCTGCCACTCTTCGTCGCGCGTGAGTTGGCGAGCGATGTGGCTGGGAATGTAGGAGACCTTAACGGAATCGTCCTCGTCAAGCATCTGAATCTTGAAGAGACCGCCCGTGGTGTAGTCCTCGTCCATCAGGCGTTTGAGAGCATCGTAAACGTCCTCAGCGTCGATGGCGTATTCAACAACTTCACTTTGAATGTACTGTTTTAAATCTTCCATAATATTTGTTTTAATTGGTTAGACATAGGAGGTGGCGCATTGGCCACCAAAGGTTAGCGCATCAACTTACGAGCATCGTCAACGCTCATTTCATCGCGCTGTGCTTGCAAGTCCCACAGGTATTTCCATGTGTCGATTTTGATGGTTTCACTGAATACCGAGTAGGTTCTAACAGCGAGGAAGTTGAGAGCGCCTACTAATTCGTTGTGTAGCTGTCGGGCTTCTTCGTCCATTCTGTACTTTCTTACGTCAGGGTCAGGGAATTGCTCGAACCTTGCCGGTTCGGTCAGTATCAGCTTGCGCATCAACTTGATTCGCTTGGCGATTTCCATCAACTCTTTGCCACAGGCTTCGAGGTTGTAGATGTCGGAGTCGCTTTGTGGGTCAATTACGATGTTGCGAGGTTCTAATTTTTCAATCATGATGTAGAAGTTTATTGGTTTAACATAGGGAGCGGTCTTAACTGACCGCCCATCTTAGAAACTCTCAACCCACATATCGGGCATATCAGCACACGCTTTACA